TGGGCAACGCCATAACAATCAACGTAAACGCGCCATCCGTCATCGACGAAGTAGGATTTACCCGAGCCGTAGTAGATGCTATGAATAGCGTTGAACGAACTTCAGCTGGTGGATACAGCGCTCTATTTAAGTAATTATGACCCTTTGGAATCCTGAGTATCGCGTAAAGGTAAACGGCTCAACAGTCACATCGGCCACCTTAGCCGGGATGACAATTACCAGCGGCCGAACTGATATCTATGCTCAACCTCAACCCGGCTACGCCAACATCTCACTTTTGGAAACAAACGAATCAGCCGTCGCCTACGAAATTAACTATCCAATTACCATAGAAGTTAAGGATTCTTCCGGCGCTTACGTTTTCTTATTCGGTGGCTTTATTGCCGACTTAGGCATCGAGGTAGCAACTAGCGGATCTACTGCCCTATCTCAGCGAATAAATATCTTGGCAGTTGGCTCATTGGCTAGATTGGCAAGAGCTGTATTCGATGGCAATATCGCTAGCGATTATGACGGCGACCAGATTTACGCAATTCTTTCCGGTGTTTTGTTCGACACTTGGGATGAAGTCCCTGCCGCGACTACTTGGAACGATTATGATCCGACTACGACTTGGGCTAATGCCGAAAATAGTGGATTGGGTGAAATCGACCAGCCGGGCGATTATGAATTAGATTCTCAAAATGGTGTTATTGGCAACGTCTATTCCATAGTAAGTCAGTTGGCTACTTCGGGACTTGGTTATATCTACGAGGATTCGCAAGGTCGTATTGGTTATGCCGACAGCACACATCGATCCGAATACCTAGCCGCGAATGGCTACATCGACTTAGACGGCAATCACGCAACTGGCCCGGGTCTCAACATTACTAAGCGAGCCGGGGACGTTCGTAACTCAATCACAATCACCTACACCAGCTCCGGGAATAGCTCTTACACCGAATCTGATGCCACTTCGATTTCAGAATACGGCCAACTAGCCGCCACAGTAGCGACCACACTTAAGAATCAATCGGATGCCGAAGATCAAGCCGCCTTCTACCTTGGCATCCGCGCCTATCCTCAATACCTTCTCAAGCAGATTACTTTTGAGGTTCACAGCCCAGAAATTGACGACGCCGACCGAGACGCTTTGCTTGAGGTATTTATGGGCTTGCCAGTAAATATACAAAACTTGCCAGTTAATATGGTAGGCGGCGAGTTCCAAGGATTCGTTGAAGGATGGACTTGGACAGCTTCTTACAACCGCCTTCGATTGACCCTAAACGTCAGTCCTATCGCTTACTCTCTCCAAGCCTTTCGTTGGAACAATGTTCCGGCTTCTGAGACTTGGCAGACAATATCCCCAACACTTGATTGGCTCAACGCTACAATAGTCGCCTAAAGGAGAACAATGGCAACGACAACAAACTACGGCTGGACAACGCCGGACGATACATCTCTCGTCAAAGATGGCGCGTCTGCCATTAGAACACTTGGAACGTCGATTGATACGACGACCAAGAATCTCAATCCACAAACGACGACTGGAGCAATAGCTTATCGATCCTCTACTTCTAATGTGAATACTTCTCTACCACTTGGAACTGCCGGACAGGTTTTAACAGTCAACTCTGGTGCTACCGCTCCTGAATGGGCGGCTCCTGTTTCTGGTGGGATGACGCTATTAACTTCTGGAACCTTATCTGGAGCATCAGTTTCATTAACTTCGATCAGTGGAAGTTACAAAGATTTAATTGTAAGAATATACAACTTCAAACCTGCAACTGATGGTGCACAATGTTATTTACAATTTAACTCCGATACTGGCGCAAATTATTATGCAACAACAGCAACGACAACTTCCCAAGGTTCATCCAATCAAATAAGTATTATTCCTGCGACTGATGATACGACTGCACAAGGGGTTAGTGATACGACTATCATAAACTACGCATCATCTTCTTACAATAAATTAGTAGAAAATTTTGCTTCAACAAACAATTCAACAACTGCAACAAATCAGAGAACACAGTTTTTAGTTGGTATCTATCTCTCGGCAACTGCAATTACATCAATTCAATTAAGTCCATCAAGTGGTAATTTCACTTCTGGAAATTATGAATTATACGGAGTCAAATAATGAGCAAACCTACAATACGAATTCACAATATCGAGACTGATGAAGTTATTGACAGAGAAATGAATGATGCCGAGTTTGCTCAATACCAAGCAGACCAAACAGCAGAGCAGACTCGTCAAGCAGAACTGGCAGCACAAGCGGCAGCCAAATCAGCCTTGCTTGTTAAACTAGGCATTACCGAAGAAGAAGCGAAACTGCTCCTTGGCTAAATTGTCCAAAGCGGCAATTCAATTACGGGAGCAGATCGACGATGAGTATCCGAGCCGGGATCGTAAATCTGATGGCAGCTTTGCTGATCCTCGTCATTATGCCAATTCTCCTACTTCGGATCACATCCCGGTTGATGGAATCTGCCGAGCAATCGATTTAGATGCCGACTTTCAAGCTCATAAAGAAGAAGCGCACTCCGTCGCTAATCGAATCCGTCTCTGCGCGAAGCGAGGCGACAAGCGCATCAAATACGTTATTTATGATCGCCGCATTTCTTCCCCTATCCTCCGTTGGAAATGGCGTAAATACACTGGCGCGAATCCACATCAATCGCATATCCACATAAGTTTTAATCCATCGGGAGACACTGACGGAAGCTGGTTCGACCTCGAAGGGAAAACAAATGCAGAAAATAATTGACCGGATTAAAAGCCCTGAATTTAAGGAAGCGTTTAAGGATTACTGCCTAGCAGTAGCAGCTTCCGGTGTAACAATGGGCGTCACCTTGCTTCTTGACTTTGCCCCCGAATACGCCGTTCTAATCGGTGCCATCACAGCTCCAGCGGTTCGTTGGGCAGATAAGAATTCCCCGCAGTATGGACGCAAGTAACGTCGCTGGCTTCGTAGCCTCGGTTCTGGGATCGATTGGTCTACTAATCGCCGGGCTTAGATACATCATAAAACTCGAGAACCTTCCACTGATTTCGAGACTTGACAAGTTAGAATCGACCCTTGAACTGGCACTCAAGGAAAGGATCACAAGTGGCACAAAGAAAGCGCGTCGCTAAGAAAGCGCCAAAAAAGCGCAAAGTCCGCGCACCTAAAACAGTCGCTAATCCTTTCCCAACAAAACTCGAGCAACGATTTATCGAATCCAAAGCCATATATGAAGCCGCTCTCGCGGCTGGTTGGAAAGCCGATTTTGCTTTGGCCTTTGCTATGGAACGCGACTCTTGGCCGGACTGGTTTATCGATCCTGCCGACCCAATCAAGAAAATAGGTTGGGAAGATGGCGAGGACGACAACTGACTTACTTCCGGGAAGCCGAACTATTCGAGGCGCTAAAGTCAGAATACCCAGACTTAACGCCACTATCGGCGACCGATAGGGCAGACGGCATTACCCACGATGCCTATCTTGAGCTCAAATGCCGCAGAACCCATTATGACCAACTTATGATTGAGCGCAAGAAATGGGATTACTTGGCCGAAATAAGGGCTAGAACGGGCGCTAGGACGCTTTATATCAACTCAACGCCTAAAGGTGTTTACCAGTTCGACTTAGGGGCTATAAACGCCCCACAATGGCTTTTAAGGGTATTACCTACCAAGACCGATTTTGCTGGGTCTGAGCAGATTGAAAAGGAAGTCGGCTTTTTAGACTGCCGACACGCCACCTTACTTCTTGTCTAAATCGATTTAATTTAATACGATTTAGCAGTAAATCCAATTTCCTAGGGTTTACAAGGGAGCAAAATGATAAATAAAGTGGCGGTAATTAGCTTTGATTCTATCGCCGGGGCTTGGACGGATGGGACAAATTACGTTAAAGGTTCCATAATCCGTCGATATGCCCGGGAAAAGATGGGTAAGAAGCAACTTCGGGGAAGGCTGGCACATTCTGAAGTCTCAGCTTATTTTCTCGATGTCTATGGGGTGAGCGCCGATGTTAAGTAATTTAGTTATTTATGGCCTTATCGCTTTTATGCTGTATCAGCAATATAAATCCGAACAACGACAAGATGAATCATTCCGTAAAGGCTATGAAAGGGGGTTGAACGATGGACGAATTGGCCGACCGCTCGTTAAGTGAGTGGATTGAGATTGCTGGCGAAACGCTCAGAGAGCGAGGCTTCGCGTATGGTGATCCGAGACACCACCTATTACGCGTTTACGACATCTGCCGAATTCTCGGTATTCAGTTCAGAGACCCATCTCAGCTGGCACTGGTGTTTATCGCGGTCAAACTCTCAAGACTTGTGGAATCCCCGATGCGGGAAGATTCGGTTGTCGATCTCATTGGATACTCCGCTATCTTGGGTCAACTCCGATTTACCGATTGGAGCGACTTTGACCCTACTTCGTAATACCAATCGCGACCAATGGTGCGACATCTGTAAACAAAGATGGGGAAGTCACAAAGGTCAATGGCATCCAAACGCTATGAAGATGGCTTATTGGAAATGCGTCTCAGCTAGTCCAATGCGATCCAATCAAGTGCGCTTTTATTGTTTAGAGTGCGCCGCTGAAGTTCAGAACTGGCCGGATGGTTCGTTCTATTCATTAAAAGAACAGCTCTTAGATGGTCTAAGAGGCGTAGCAGTTAGGGAGAATCTAAATGTCGAATTACCTAGATGATTATGTTGGAGTATGGGAACGCTTTAAGCAGTTCATCGCTGAGCATCCTGATTATCGAATTAAGACTCACGTTCTTACGGAGTCACTAACTAAGGAGTGTGATGTCTATATCGTCAAAACTGAAATATTTAGAACTGAAGTTGATGCTAATCCTTGGACGACGGGTCTTTCATCCGAAGTCAAATCTAAACAATACGCGCTGGAACTTGCGGAGAGCGGTAGCCTGTCAAGAGCTCTCAACCTTGCTGGCTACTTGGCAAAGCCGAGTGGGGCTAAACCCTTCCAGAGTCACAATAAGCCAATACAAACAACAAATCCAAAATTGGCAGAATTCATTAAAGAACAACGGCCGGACGACCCGGAGCCAATAGTTCATAACATCGATCACTTAGTTGAAACGTTAGGTGCTGAGATAGCCGATGAAGTTCCATTGTGTAATCACGGCCCAATGGTGCTGAAGAATGGAACTAAAGATGGCAAGGATTATCGAGGCTGGGTCTGCCCATCCCGAGATCGAGATGCTCAATGTCCTGCGAAATGGATGAAGGTAGATGAGTCCGGGAAATGGGTGTTTAAGAAGTGATTGGAGACGCTCATCCTTTTAAGTGTGGAAGCTGTAAAGGTGTCAGAGCTCATCGGTTGATTAAGACGTTTGATTGTCCGGACATTCCTGAGGCTCCCGGTGAAGTATGGCTGGTTGAGTGTCAGGGATGCTTTGAGCAACGAATTATCTACCCAACCGAGCGACTAGCCGCCAAAGAGGATGACATCGAGCGTTGCGGTGAATGTGGCAACTGGAAGATGAAAGCCCATCGTTGTCGTATTTGCCGAATAGCCGCTGGACTTGAGAAAATTCAGGTCAAGATGTTTAACGGCCATAGAGATTGGAAGCAAGATATTGAGATATGAATACTACTGCGATGATTGCGACGATAAACGGATCATCGAAGCTTCTATTTATGAAGCGCCGGGAATTAACGTCTTATGCGCTGAGTGCGGATCTGCTATGTGGCGCGTCTGGACACCGCCGTCAGTTCACTTCAAGGGCGATGGGTGGGCTGGCAAGAAGTGAAGAAGCAACACAGTCTGAAATATATCCACCAGTTAATCGATTGGGGATTTAGTATGGAGTTTATCGCTAGGGATTGCGGCATAACAGTCGAGTCCCTAGAGATGAGGCTCTATCGGGAGAGGAGACGAAATGGGAATCAAGGAGACAAGCCTGAAACTAGCCGCAGTCAGCCTAATAGCCGACGAAGCCAAGCGAGTTAAGGATCAGCTCAGGGCCGACTTAAAAGCCGAGATGGATGGCATCGGAGCAGATAGGGTAAAGGCTGAATTGGATGGTGAGACGATTGCTTATGTCTCAACGAGTAAGCCAAAGTTTAAGTGGCAGATAGTTAGCCAGCAAAGCTTTACTAAATGGGTTAAAGCAAATATGCCATCGGAAATTATTGAGACAGTTAGAGAGTCGTCAGTAGAGGCTATTTTGAATAAATTTACCTTTATGGATGACTTAGTTATTGATCCAAATGGTGAGGTAGTTGAATGGTTGATAGGTGATACGGCAGAGCCTTATTTAGTAACTAAGTTCCAGCCTGAAGGTAGAGATAAATTAAAGGATGCGATAATAGGTAAAGCCATTGAAACGAGTAAACTCTTAGAGCTAGAAACGCCGTCTGAACAGGACTTTTAGTTATGTTACTTGACAAGCCCATTACACTAGCGCGAAGGCGCGGCCTGATGGCAACGCGTCGCCCAAGTGTTTGGCGACGCCTTTGCCTATCACTTGTGTTAGGCCTCGTAATAAATCCAATAAATACAACTACCTCAAAAGCTTTATCTTTAACATCCACTCAAGAGACTTATGTGATGATGGCTATGGATCATCTCAAGACAGTTGATGAGGGGGCTTGCTGGGTGCGTCTAATATGGCTTGAGTCTCGGTTCAATCCGCTGGCGCAAAATGGTTCGCATTATGGATTAGCACAAATGCGGAATGTTAAGGTGAAAGGTATGGAAGTAAGGAAACAGATTGATTGGCATTATCGCTACCTTAAACACAGATACGATGGCTCAGCTTGTAAAGCTCTTAAACACTTCAATCGCAAAGGCTGGCATTAAATGTGTAAACAATGCGGTAACTGTTCAAAAGAACACAGCATTAATCTCGATGATGCTGTTGATGTAATAGAAGTGTTCCCAATCTAATGGCTAGAGAATATGACAAGACTCATTACAAGAAGTTAAGAGCAAAGATGTTAGCGATGGATAACACTTGCTATTACTGCGGACAGGAAGCAACGACATTAGATCACGTCGTCCCACTTAGTAAAGGTGGAATTACTTCAGAAGATAACTGCGTTCCAAGTTGTCATCGATGTAACAGCGGTAAGCGCGATCGTATAGCCCCCGGGTCTTTTTTGAGAGAGCGTCGGAAACCCACGACC